CCTCCGTGATCTGGCTAGCCGCAGTACTAGCCGCAGTAATTGCGGTAGCAGCAATGAGGGCTATTGTCTTCGGTTCAGCCATCACTCATCCCTCCATTGAGCGGAACCAAAGCGCGGTCCACCAACGCATATCTGTCGTAATCAACCCCTTCGGGCGTATAAGTGGCCATCAATCCCTCATGAATAAAGCCAAGAGCCTCGGCAAACTTGCGCCCAGCCTGGAAGTCGTGATGTATATCAGCTTGGATGCGGTGAAACGGCCCGGCCTCGGAAATCCTGCGCAGACCCTCGCGGGTCGTTTCAATCACAGCTCGTATCAATCGACGGTTAACCCCCCTATCCACGGCCGCCCAAGCCACGCCCGAGCCCGCGAAGATAGGGATCACGCCCCCCGCACCCAGTACGGTATCCCCATGGAACGCCGTTCGCGCGAACATAGGAACGATTTTGTCTCGCAATACATCAACGTCTCCCATTAGCTTCCCAGCAACCGTATCGATTGCGTCTAAATCCTCCAAATAGAAAGCACCAAGCCGAACTTCATAGCGCATGGCTTATGCCATTTCATTCGTCTTCATCTCTGGAGCAATGGCAAGGAGCATAAAGGGCGCAGGATCACTCGATTCAAATACGATGCGTGTATCGTCCTCCCAATCTCCATCGAAATCGACACTACTCTCACCCGTGAATAGTGGCGCGCCAGCATCCATGGGGTCCGAAACGACGCGAAAATCATAATCCGTGAGGTCGTCAATCGCCGGCCCGGCAGATAAGGTATGAGAATTTAACAAAACGAAGGTAATGGCGTGGACACTTTTTTTCTTGCCCACGGCCGTTCCCGCAGCAGCCCCATAATCCAACTTTAAGGTCTTGCCCCGGTGTGTATAAGAGAGCCCAATTTGCACTGTGGATGCTGCGTCATCGAGGGTGATCTGACCACTAGCAACCGTTTTGGTGGCTTGGACCGCACCATCAGCCCAAATCTTGACACTCTCCCCCTCTAGATGCGTGAGGCCAGTGATCGTGGTGGCAGAGTCGCCGTCATAGGTGATGATCGAATCGGCATAGTAGGCATCATCTTGGTCGTGGCCAGTCTCATAAGCCCGCTCTAGAAATTCGACATAACGCACTGTCGAACCATCAATAGTGCGCTTGACGACAACCCATACCTCATCACGAGAAATTGAATCTTGGACTTGGCCCGCTCCATTAGTGCCTGGAATAACAGCCACGCTTTCGACCACAGAATCACCAGACCCAAACGACCCACCAAGGATACATCGGAACCAACCAATAATCTTCTCGTCGCGGTTGTAGATCAAGCCTATCAACACGCCATCAGACCTCACGGCCCAAACGATAGGATCGGGCTCTTGGGCATAAGCCATCTCCTCAATACCACCATACGTGACATGACGAGCGAGGCGCGTCACATCGAAGCCACGATAGGAATCGTCCTCGAATGAAAAGCCAAGTTCTATGATTTTTCGCCCTGCACGTTGCAAAAACAATAGCTGATTGCCAATCAACAAGGGTTGTTTTAGCTTGGAGCCATACTTCGTGTTACGAGCCACCGAGATATCTGTAGGTGTCATGACAGGCCCATCCGACGACGCGATCCATTCCCCACCATACGTGCCAATCACGAGCGTGCGTCCACCCAAAAGGAACTGGATGGTGTTTACTTCGTCGGAACCTATCGTCCAATTTAGCGAATCATCATCCTCAATTGTGCCATCCCATGTTCCAGCAGTTGGGTCGCTATCTGGGGCGAAGTTTTCGAAATCGGCAGCACTTTGACTTATCCAAAAGCTCTGTGGATTATCGGTAGAACCTCCTGCAACAAGACGTTGTTCGAAAAACCCGGCAGCCCTTGGATATCCAGTTGTGCCAGACCACGACCCCAGACGCCAGGTTGTCTCTGCCGTGGTGACAACGAAGGTTCGCCTGATATCGACCTTGACAGCCGTAGTGGAAGTGTAGCTAACGATTACGCCCCATCCCCAATTGAGGGAGCTACCATCGGTGATGCGGATCAACCTCCCCACGTCCGTTGTCTGGAACCCATCTCCACCATTGACCCCCACCGTCGATGAGGCCGTGACCGTCACTCCAAGCCCCGTCGCCGCCCCAGCCGTCATGGTGGTAGTGGTCTTGTTCTCAGAAAGATAAGGCCCATCCTGCCATGGCACTTCGATCAACGACCAACTCTCATTGCCAAGGCGGCTTAGCTTGTAGGCTGGGTAATCCTCATGAAAAAGGTAGAGCACATCAGCGCTTTGTGGCCCATTGATCTCAAACAAATCGGCCGTGGCATAAGGCGTGTCGATCTCAACGCCAGCATCGTCGATCAAGGATACGTTGTCGATTTGCACATCCTTATCGGCATTGCCACCAAGATTGCGGAACTGGACGTAGAAGTTCGCGGCCGTAGGCGTAAAGGCGTAGCAATGATAGCCAACTTGGAACTCGACATCGGCCACTAGTTGGGAGCCCACACTCGATGTCCCAATGCGAAGCTCTATCTTGTCGCTTGGCGCACCAATGACCTGGAACTTGAGAACCGCTTGGGCTGTTCCAGAATTGGTGACGACTTGTTCAGCCCACCCAATATCATTCGCAGCTGTGCCATTAGTCCCCAAAGTTAGCCGGCCATTGCCCGAATCGTGACTGATAGCGTTTCCGGCCCCTCCTGTAGAGCGATCCGTCCAACCCGTAATATTTGAGGTGAACGTCCCATTGCTAATCGCAGCAGCGGTATCAGCGACTGCAATCTGGCCTTGGGTGCGATAAAACTTGAAATAGGTATTACCCATCTCAATGATGTAGGCCTGGCTTGTCGAGAATTGGAATCCTAGCAAGCGAGTTTTAGCAGATGAATCCTTGACTGCGGCAACGTAACGAGTGCCAGGGCGTCGCATGACAGCGCCCTCGACCAAAGGGATAAGATTGAGACAAGTATCAAGACCAGCCGCGAATCTATCCATTCTGGTCCGTGCAGCCAAAAGAGGAGAAAGCTCTCCAGCATTGAAGGTCTGTTGTATTGGATTTACGCGAGGCATTACGACCAACCACTCATTGGATCACGAAATCTACGACTAACCCATGTCCCACGAGCAAGCTTACCAGGGCGGTCACCAAGAGAATCCGTCGATTTGGCCTGCATCATCTTGTCATCAAAATCGACCATCATCAATTGGCGCATGGTATTTGAATTGGCAATGCCAATGGCTGCATCCACGGCAAGCTTACGAGCCAAGCATTCCCGGAAATCCGCAGTCATGATGTTGGCATCGGTGATTTGAGCAACATACTTGAGGTAAACATCGCTCGCATTTGTCACGATCACATTGCCATCAGTAGCGTTATTCTCTTCACGATAAGCAAGCGTGCCAGCCTCAGCGTCATTATCCCAAACCCCAAGTGTACGGAGCCACCCATTGGGCAAAGGATACTGGTAATCAAAGCCCGAGGTTGGGGTGACAGAGGATTGGGCTAGAACCGCACGCTGGGTAGCAAAATTCCATGGATGACAACGCAACAAATCATCACGCGCTTCAGCGAAGCGGTCACTCATGAAGTTAGCGTTGGGTGTGCCTTCGGTAAAACTGCCAATCGTCTTGTTGGCACCAATCTTCCGCAATGCGGAATTGGCGATACCTACATCACTAGCGATTGTCCGATCCTCCAGTTAGCACTTTATCAAGCGGCTTTCTTGGCCGGTGGATTCTTGGCCTCTTCCATGGCCTCGCGCGCCAAATTCTTATCACGGTCCTCGTAGACAACCTGGCCACTAACCCAGACCTCGTACTTCTGTTTGCCTGGGTTCCATTTCATCTGAATCGGATTGCTGTCCTCTCCCCCAAGAAATGGGATCGTAACGACCTCCCCTTCCGGGTGGAACACGACGCCCTTACGGCTTGATTCGACGACCAGCAAATCAATGTAAGCAATGACCTGGTTGTCACGGATGTTATCGATATCTGGCCGCCGGACCTGAATGACACGTACCGTGTCACCGGGGAAAAACACGTTGTAATCGGACAAGAAATATTCCTCGGCAAGCATGGCTTCCATTGGATGGGCGCTAATGTAAGTGTGGCGCTGTCCAAAAGGCACTTGTTCGCCCATAACGCGATTGCGGGGAAGGCTTCTCATGTTTTCATCTCCATTCCTGATTGGGTGGCTCAAGATGGCTCACGAACGCTTCTTCAAGGGCGTCGAGTGATGTCTTCTTCCTGCACGTTCTTACCGGCGTTAGCCGGTAGTGGGTGTCGTCGGTCGCCATCCAGCCCGCCTTACGAAACAGGGCATGGGAGGCGGCGTTCTTGGGATGGACCTCGGCAATGATCGTCGAATCAACTTCTCGCGCAATCAAATCGAGCGCCACGCCACCAATCCCCTGTCGGTGTTTGTCCGGATCAACGTTGATCGACACTTCATATATCTCGCCCTCCCTATCCAATCGAACCGCCCCAACTGGATAGCCATGGGATTGGATCATGCGGAAGATACAATTGGGGTCATCGAGCTTCTTGAAGAGCCATTGGCAATGCCGCATGAAGTCTGGAACATATGAGTCGCGCGCATAGCGCCGAGTCGTGGGATGGCCCTGCCAAAGGTGTAGATAAAGGGCGTCCTCCAACAACACCTGCCGCAATTTAATGCCCACGCTCAGTGACCGCTTTGTTGAATGGCTTCCTGAACGCCCACCAGGTGAGGTTGTCGAGCCCCGTATCCCTCTTCCATGCGAAACCATATCCCATCAGCGAGAGGTCGAAGTTGTCCATCCAAAAAGAGCCAAAATCACGCTTCCACAAGGCACCATGTTGGCCCCGATAAGGCTTTGTCTCGGGATCGGCCGAGAAGTATTCGATGGAGACGACCGTCTGGCGCGCGACGCGATAAATCTCTGAGCAAGCAGCCAAAAGCTCATCCGGAGGGGTATGAATCAACACCCCACTGGTAAAAACCATGTCCATGGCTTCATCTGGCAGATGGATATTGGACACAAGACCACCAACCACGTTTGTCACCGGCACCACGCCATCGTCAATTAACGTTTGGCGGGCGGCGACATTGGGCTCGAGGCCGAAGAATTCAGCTTCCGTCAAGCCCCGCAAAGCACGTAGATTGATGCCAATGTTGGCACCTACCTCCAAAATGCTCCCAGTAGCTCCAAACCTTGTGTAGGCAGACCAAGGTGGGTCTACATGAGGCATGATCTTGGCCCATAGATCGCGGCGCGCGGCAATCATCGATGAGCCACTATTGCGTTCCGTATAGGCGTCGCCAAACCCCCCCCGCCAAAGAGTTGCCGCTTCTGTCATACGTCCTCCTGGTCCAGCAAGTCCCAAACCTCTTGCCAGCTAAAGTCACCTTCCGGGATGCTTTGATAGACCCCAGACAAAAACTCGTAATCTCGCATCGTGTCGAGAACCCAGCGATATCCACCCATCGCCAGATCGCCGTTCAAGTTCGCAACCGGCGAGGCGTGCCGGCGTATCCATGGCGTCACATGTTCCCGGTCAGATGCACTCGTGGCCCGGTGATGTGCCAGCGCCAAATCCTCCATGGTGAAAGCCTCGCAATCGAGGCCCTTGGGGTAACCCCTTGGGATAACATTCGACGCGAAACTGGCTCCACCACCCATGACAAGGGCAAGCACTTGACGGCAAATCTCCGGATCGATCAATGGGCAATCCGACGTGACACGAAGGATCGCCTCCGCTTCGACAACTCTGGCAGCCTTGTGGTAGCGCGCGAGCACGTCATTCTCGGAGCCACGAACAACCACGACGCCCAGAGCTTCCGCCTCTTCCTCTATCGGCTCGCTCGCCGGCTCGTCCGGGACCGCGCACACAACTGTCACATCCGGTATGGCCTGGCAGCGCCGCAAAACGTGTCGAATGACCGGCTCGGCCGCCAGTGGCAACATGACCTTCCCTGGCAATCGCTTCGACCCCATGCGGGCCTGGACGATGACAGCCGTGGTCATAGTCTCACCGCGATTCCTGTCTCATGCATCGCCCTCTTCACGGTCAAGGGCGTTTCTTCCGTGAACGCGAACATAGCGCCAGCAGCAACGGCGCTGGCCCCGGCCCGTATCGCCTTCGCGAAGTCCTCTGGGCAACCAGCCCCACCACAAGCAACGACGGGTATCTCGATGGCCCTGGATACCTCCCGGATTAGGTCGAGGTTGTAGCCTTCGAGCATACCATCCCGTTCAACGTCGTTAAGCAAGATTTCACCAGCGCCATAATGTTGTGCCATGCGCGCCCACTCAACAGGCCGGCCATTCGTCAATTGGCTTCCACACCGGGCAACAATCCGACCACCAAGCACGTCGATAGAAATGGTGATGCATTGCGAGCCAAACTTCAGCGCTGCCCTCTCGATCAAGTCAGGGTCTTCCATCGCCGCCGTGTTGATGGCCACCTTGTCGGCACCAATGGCAAGCAGGGTGCGGATATGGTCCAGTGTCCGTATTCCACCGCCCACGGTAAGTGGCATGAAACACTCGTCGGCCATCTGTTCGACAAGCGCGAAATCGGGTGAAGCACCGTTTGGCGTCGCGCCAATATCGAGGAAGATCAGCTCGTCCACCTGTCTCGCTTCGTGGATACGCACGGCAGGCATGGGCGCGCCGATGCGCCGCCAGGAGTCGAACCGCTGACCCTTTACAAGGCCACCATCCTTGTACAACAGAACAGGGACGATCCGGTGCTTCAGCACGCCACGGCCTTCGGCACACCAAAGATGGACTCGTTCGTGAATTGCCTGACAAGCGTGTCGAAGGTCTCTCGGCCCATGTCGATTCCAGCCAAAATATCTTCCAATGAGACGCCCATGTAAGCCCCAGGGAACACCCCCTCACGCGCTCGCATTATGGCCGCAGCCTCGTCTCGCCTAAGCCAGCCATTGCGGATATCCACGCTCAATTGTGCCACCAACCGGCCATACCCGTATTTGAGAAAGCCGAAATAGTCGTGAAGGCCTGTTTGGGCGTTGTCCAGGTTCTCGCAAGGCCACCAGTTGGCGCTACAAGGCAGCCTCCAACTCATGCCCGCCTCCTTGGCCACTTCGGCGTTACGGTGGGAATCCCACGGGTAGAATTGTCCAAGCCAATAGGCGGTGATGCCCTGTTTCGCCACGCGCTCAGCCGAGGAAGGAAGGTAGTCCATCATGTCGGCCTCGGTCAGGCCCTCCATACCAATTAAGTCGGTGGGGCGCAGGCCAAGAAAGCCACCAAACTCCTGCACCCAACGCGCCGTCATTTCCTTCGCTTCTTCTGTCCCCGGAGGGCCACCGTAGGCTTCCTGCGGACACTCCCCGTAAAAAATGAGTGGGATACCAAGGTCGCAAGCGACGCGGAACGGCGTGGTGAAGATGCCGACATGCTCGGGCCAGGAGATGTCGCCTACCAATTCCAATCCAAGCCGGTTGAGCTTCGCCCGCACTGTCCGGTTGGGCGTCACCTCGATGGTTGTCGCATGACGCGCAAGGTTATCGATATTCTTGCGGCCAATGTCCGTCAAATGGCATGTCGTGGCCGTGACCACCAAGGGGCGGGTGCCAAGTTCGATAAGCTTCAAAACCTGCCAATGGGAATCCTTGCCACCAGAGGAAGGAACGATGCAATCGTAGCCCGAGCCATTCTTTGAGGCCCCCTCAAGAACCCGTAGCAATTCATCCTCACGGGCTGTCCAATCAATCGCCGCCCGCTTGTCGAAGGCCCGGCAAGCCGAGCACACGCCAGCCTCGTCGAAGTGAAGATCGGGCTTCGTCTGAGGATAAAGGCAGCGAATACAGCGCTTCATATCGCCTCCAATCCCGTTCTCAACTCGTCAACCGTCATACGACGCGCCATGTCGCTCGTCAAGCCATCACGCATGCCCTCGTGCTTCTTCTCGAAGCCATTGAGACCTCGTATGTCCATTGTCGCTCCCATAGCGTCAACCAGGTCCTCAAGGCGATACGCGGGCAGCTTAGGGATCACCATTTCCCCACCCCGCATGGTCTCGATGGTGTGGGTCACCAAATCGACCGCCTCGCCCATGGTCATCCAAAACCGAGTGCAATCAGGGTCCGTTACTGGCACTGTAGCGACGCTCTTCAGAATCTCCCGCCATTTTGGGATGACCGAGCCCGCACTCCCCGCGACATTCCCATACCGGCATACGGCGAAGATCGGGCCACTCTTCCCGCGTGTGTTGTTGGCGGCCAGAAGCAACGATTCAGCCAACGCCTTCGATGTTCCATAGGGGCTCACGGGCTGGTAAGCCTTGTCACTCGAAAGCCCTACCACCTTTTCAACCCCGGCGTCTTGTGCCGCCTCGATCACGTTGATGGCACCAAGTACGTTGGTCTTGACCATCTCTATCGGGTTGTAATGTCCAACCTCGATTCGTTTCAGAGCCGCAGCGTGGACGATGGTCTCAATGCCCTCCATCGCCCGGCGCAACCTGTCGCGGTCGCGCACGTCGCCAATGAACCAACGCAACCTTTCATCCTCGTTATATTCGTCTCGCATCGCGGCCTGGGTATGCTCGCTACGCGAAAAGACGCAAACCCGCTCGGCACCAAGACCGAGAACCCTCGGCACGAACGCTCGGCCGAAGCTACCCGTCCCACCCGTGACCAGGACAGACCTCACGCCACGCTCATGAGCTTGTGGGCCTTCTCGTTAATCTTGGCCCCATAGTGTGCGACAGCCCTATCTAGTGGTATGTCGGAACCTATGACATCAAGTAACCGGGCGATCTCTCCCTCGTCTTGCGCGAATAGCCTATCGGCAGAAATTTCCTCAACCTCAAACGTCGCTGCTAGGGCCGCCACAAACCGTTCAGTGAAATCAAGATACCAGTAGATCATCTGCTCTTGAGACACATCCGAATGCATCCACTTGAACCCAGGATTGAACTCATAGGTCAAGGGTTCCAGTTGATTCCCCTGGAACTGGTTCTTGCGATAAAAGGATTCGAAAACCTTCTCTGGGTCGCGCCTCAGATAGACGAGCTTGCCCTTTGGGTGCAACGCCATGAACGTTGGGGCGAAGATCGCATCCCAATGGTTCAATGCCACCATTGGCTTGCCCATGGCGATGGCCGACAACCATTCCGCCGCGCGACTTGAGAGCCATAACTTGGCACAACTCAAATCCTCATAAGCGCCATCCACGAGCCGGCACATCATCTCCCAACGGGTAGCGACCGCTACATGCCACCAATAAGCGTGATGTGGAATTACGTTCGTGCCACGGAGCAAGTGGTACAAAGACATCGTTCCACACCGGCCCGTGGAGACCACCATCACATGTGGTAGCTCCTGGTCGATGTTGTCAGCGTGAAAGCCAGGGTCAAAAACATCCAGGAACGCTTGGATGTGGGCTGGCTCTATATCCGATATTAAGCGCCCGTTCTCAGGGGGCTCTAGCATGGACTCGGGTATGCGGGTGACCATCCCATCACCTTCTGGGTCTTGATATGGGATCGAACCCTTCAACACCCTTCCGCGCGTGTGCCGCAACATGGAAAGATCAGCACCTAGCGGACTCTGAGCATACCTTGCCCTGGCATCATCGAAACTACCCTGTTCCGCCAAGTACCAGCCCATGTAGGCGTGGCAAGCGTCCTCTCTGGACACGTCCATGGGCGTGCGTAATACGATCAAGGTGTCAAATAGTCACGCGCCCACGAAAGCTCGGCGGTGGCTCCTTCAAGGTAGACGATGTCCTTGCTAATCAACGACGAGGTTTCCACCAGCGCGTCTCGCTCCCGGGCCAACTTCGTCTTCCTGGCCTCTGCGTCGTAGCCAGACTCTCTTGCAGCGTCGATCTCCTTAATAACCGCCGCGTTCTCGGCAATCATCGCGCGGGTGTGGCGGATCGTCTCGTCGTAAGTCTTCAATCTCGAATCGTTCTCTGCCTTTCGCTTCTCTAGCTTGTTCAAAAGTGGGTCATCTTGCCACAGGGGATAGGGCACTGGTTCATAGACCAACCCACTAGAAGCTAGGCGGGACACGGGAATGCCCAAGACCTTTGCCACCTCGATAAAGTGGCGGAACCCAGCCCGCTGCTCCCGGTATTCAGTACCGTATTCCATGTCAACACCCCAGAAACCCAACTCCCCCTCAACTGGGGTTCCATTCAAGGGCCGCAACTCGTCAATAGCCAAGGCGATCATCCAAGAGAAGGTCGAGGTCATGAAATAAGTGCCAAAGCGGTCGGTAATTCGTTGCGTTGGGTACTGACTAATCTTTGGTCCCAAATCTAGCTCTGGGTAGAACATGAAAAGCTCCACATCCGAGGTGAAGGTCTTCATGGTCGCGCGCCAAGCATTAGCCCAATCCCTGGGCTCGCCATCCAATCTGTGCAACTCGAACCAACGAGTCGCCCGGGTGACACAATCCGCACGGGCTGACACGCCCCAGATTTCCCAAGACTTGTCGCCATAAGGTGCTTGCACGCCGGAGCTGGCAGTACCAACCAAAGCGATCTTGCGGTTCTTCTTCTTCGCCATTCAATCTCCAAAAAGGTGGGGCGAGGCCCAAAGGCCCCGCCCCAAGACAATCCTACGTGCCGCCGAGGACCACGCTGCCACCACCTGGCGCAACTAGCGAAGCGTTGGTGTTGAGAGCGTAAATCTTCCAGCGAGTCGCCGAAACGCCAACGACGTGGAAGCCCTCGCCCTCGGTCTGCAACTTGATCACGCGGTTGCCAACCGAATCGTAGGTAACCCCCGTCGCCCCCGACCCGCCAGCATCAAACTGGATGATGGCCGATCCGGAGTCGTCGCGGCGAACGATGACTTGGGCACCCGCATACACCGTGGGCAACACGAAGCGCGTCGCCTTGGTGATGGAGGTGCCAACCTCATTGTGACTGACGGTAAGCGTCTTGACGGCAGACGCCGAGGAAGTGCCCGGCGAGCCAACCGGCAAGTTGCCCCCAGCGAACTGGGTCGTCACCGAACCCGAAGAGATCGCGGAGACCCGATGCCAGAAGCTGCCATCGGTACACTGCGACCAGATCAAGTCGTCGGCCGTCAAGTTGAGGTCGTCGTCGCTGTTGTTGAAATACCCGGCCGTGAGCACCGTAGTCATCGCATCGGAGCCCGCGTCGTGGGTATAGGTGAGATCACCGGGCGCACCGGCACGGAGGTGAAGAGTTCCAGCAGTGTATGCCATGATTCAGCCCTCCTAGCTGGTCACGATGGCTGCGGAATCGTCCCACAGCGCTTCGATGACACCCGTGTCATCAATCAACACAGCCCCACCGCTCATCATGTGGTTAACAAACCACGATGCACGGTCACCATGCCAGGTAATATCCGCTGCCACCATGTCGTTAGCAGCCGAATTATTGGCATGTGCTCCGGTCGCGTAGCCAACGGCGTCTCGATGCCATATATAGCCCGTGGCCGAAGCAGCAGCCGCGTTTGGCAAGGCGTTGTGGACTTTCCACATGACGCCGTTCCACAGCTTCCACCGCTGCATGATCGGCGCGCCCTCGATCAGGGGGAGCCCGTTCGCACCGATGAAATCGGCACGCTGGAACTCCTCCACCGTCATCATCTGCGACCAGAGTCGCGGAGTGATGAGGCCATAACGCAACCCATCGTTAGGCACGTCATTGGCGTCGAGGGCTTCGACCCATTCGAGCATCGTCGATTGGATGGTCGCATAGCTCGTCACCGTGACGGCAATCTGCGTTTGCGACGTACCATTCAAGGCAGTGATGATCTGGTCATCAACCTTGCGACCAAGGGCATAGGCGCCGCCCCTTGCTAAGGCCATTCGCTCGTTGATAGTGATCTTGCTTTCATCGAGCATATCCGACCAATCCCCGGCGTAGAAATCTGCGAGGGTGGCCGAAGGGGCCGTATGGGTCTGGTTCATCGGCGTGATGGTGCCGTGACGAGCCTTGGTCGTCGCTGTCCCAGAGCCGATTTTCTGGAACACAGCACTTGAACCAACCACGCCGTTCTTCATCTGAACGCCGGGCCGGAGAAGGCTACCTTCACGTTGGAACACATGCTTCACGTCAGCAGTGTATGCCGTGACGAAGGCAGTACTTACAGAAGTACTCATTGGTCTACCCTACATCTTGGGTTGATGTCAGGCAGTCCATCTGGTGAGCCAGCTAAGAACTAGGTGGGTGAGCCCTCTTAGGCCGAGCCTTGGAAGGGGCCACTAGGTCTATAAACTGGGGCGTCTGGATTGCAGTGGTTGTCTGGAATAGGGCCTCAATCGAGGGTGAGCTACCCCAAGACAATATTACGCGGTCGTTGGCCCACTCGCGGGCGCAGTGCCGTGTAATTTCGTGAGAAGATTGCGCTCTTGGGTATCAAGGCGCGCCGCAGTATCGCTATCTTGCCGATCATGCGCAGCGTACCTTTGCTTCCGCAAGGCGTCAATCTGATCTTGAATGGTTTCGCGTTCGCTCGTATCCATAGGTGGCCCCAAACTTCCTTCTCTCATCTCACGGCCAACTTTGGCAAACATCCTCATGATAACCGCGTGGTCAAGGAGAAATTTACCACCCTTGGTTTCGATCTGCTTGGCTTCCTCAAAGTCACTACCAAGGAACTGCTTGGCAGCACGGGAAACAGCTACCATGTTGCGCTCATAATCGTCACGCCATTCCTCGCGAAGCTCGGCATCCTGCTTGTCAGCGTAGTCCTTATCATTCCTATCCAAGGTTGCTTGGCCTTGGGTTTGAAGCTCATTCCAAGCCAAATTAAGAGCCTTGGCTTGATCAATTGTGATCGACTCATTAAGAAACACATCGGCCATTACGGTCTGAAATGCCTGATCGCCATCGGTGGCCTCATGATTCTCAGGCATGACAAATTCATAACCTTCAGCACTCTCGGGAACGCCCATGGCCTTGTGAAACTTGGCTTTATCATCATCACTCGCGTCGTCGCCAGGAACACGGATGCTTGTACTCTCACGCTTACGGAAATCGGAAATGGCCTTCATGGCATCGCCAACGGTATTGAATCTCTCGGCGATCTTACGCATATCGGGCTCGACCACGGCATCGCGCCAATTGGGTGCGCCGGCATCCTTGCCATTGCTCTTCTTATCTTTGGCATCACCATCCAGGCTTACTTGGCTTTCATCGATCTCTGATGGTGTCGCGTTTTCGCTCTCACCATTATCAATCGCCGTATTTTCCTCGGCCATTTCTACCTCATATCCACTGGTTTCACGCTGTGAGCGCGAGTCTGGCGCTCGGTAGGCTCAAAATGCATCGCCGCCAATATCCTCAAGCAGATGCTCCGCTCGCCTTCAGCGAACTCTGTATCTCCAGGAGTTGGCCTCTTAGATGTATGCCAAACATGGCCCCAATCCATGATTTGGCTCAACACCCGGCGGCCCCGTTCGTCATCCAAAAACAACGCGCGGAAATCGCGAAAGCGGTCCATCTCCATATAAGAAACGGTGGCACGCCCGATTTCGGCCAATAAAGCTTCTGGATCGGGGCGGGGTAGTCTACGCCCGAACAAGACACGGGCAGCAATTCCTAGTCGGCTCAACCCACGGCACCCAACTTGCCAATAGCTGAAGCTCCCTTGTCCGCTGCCTCGGCCATTTGTTGTGCTGCCGCAAGCTGTGACGCCTCTTGTTGCGCCTTGGCGCGAGCTTGGCGCAGAGCGTCAACATCTTCAGCCCGACGTACGAGTGTCGTGGGAACGCGATTGGCGCGAGCCTGGAAGCGCAAATAAGCGTCAATGTCGAATAGATCAATAGCATCTGGATTGATTTGTGCCGTCTCTGCAACTTCCATCTTGAACAAAGTGGCAATTTGAGCGTCCATCTTCTCACGGATCAACTTGAGTGGGCTTTCATACTCAAAATTTACGTTCCGACCTTGCAAGGATGGGGGAATCTCAGCAAATCCCCCAGCGCGCAACATGATGGCGAAGGACCGCTCGACCAATGGCGCGATGTATTCAGCTTCCAATCGCGAAAATAAGGGACCAGCCTCACGTAGGAACTCCTCTCGCCGTTCGATAATCTCGGTGGCCGTCATCTCAGGGCCACCCACCGGCAGATTAAATCGATCACGGAAGAAGGCCATGCCCACCTGCTCACGTACATCACGCTGCATGTCGCGCGTGATCGGCAAATTGGCGCCGGTCGGCATGGTAAACAATGGGTTCCCTCTCACGGCCTGGGCCGCGTTCACATCGTAATAAGTGATGCCACCAGGGAACGTATTGGCCTCACTAAACGAGCCATCATTGGGTGCCATGATGGGTGGATCGGCGGCGCGTTGGCCAGCCACCAGGATCGTCTCCCCCATAGCCTGCAAGGTATTCGCGTCTGGAAGAGCGATCATGCCTGGTGAGCGCCCATAACCTTCGCCAGGAACCGTGTCCATGCGAGGTATCATGTAGGGCATCTCGTGAAAGCCCTCTTCCAAAACGATGTGTTCAGATTCCTCCTCAACCCACATGCCAGCAAAAGGCATCTCACGAGAAAATACCTTGTAGGGGCCGGCTGAACGATCTCCCCTGGGCAACACCGCATGGATGTAAGTGAACTGCTCCTCGTATCTTTTATCACTTATGGCCCTTTTCGCCTTCTCGCCAAGTTCACCTCCCAACAAGTTAAAATGATTCTCTGCTTGCCTTGCAGTCATGCGCCGGAACCGGTAGACCCCGATGGGAAGTCCTGCCGAACTCCAATCAATCGCGGCTTCCTTCAAGGGGATGGCGTGATAAAGGAAGCCATCGTTATTCCAATTCTCACCAACAAAAAATGGGCCGGTGCCAAACACCGACAACATCAAATCTACCTCAGCCATGGCTTGTCGGAATTGAGCCCTGGGCTCGTACATAGCATTGAGTAGGCGGTTCTCACTATCCTCAAGCCACGCCCGGGCGTCATGACCGCTTTGCTCGATGCCTTCATCCTCAGCACGGATAAAAAACCACTTGGGACCATCGGGGCGAGTCATGCCAATGGCGTGTGCCAAGCCACGAGCGTCGCGCATAGGCGTACCATCGTATATCTCGTCAACCCGACTATCGCCGGCTTGGATATTCTCGGAAAAACCTCGCATTCGAGGCAACATGACCCGTGCCAAGTCGTCCCAATGTTGGAGCCATGGCTCTTGGCGCTTGAGAACCTCACGCGCCCGGCGGATGAGGGGCTTAGGCATTACGGCGAGGTATTATAATAGGCGAGGCTGACGTTTTGCGCCGTCTCGGAAATGATCTGGATCGTGGTCACCCCCTCAATGTCGTAACCCGCCGGGTTGAGTTCAGACGCTGTACCATTAGTCACGTCGCCCGAAGGCACAGTCGCCGCCGCATCCTTCCGAACCCAAAAGGCGGCCTCGGACGAAAAGATGACGTACTTCGCGTCCGAAGGTGGAGTGATGGATTCGTTGGTGTCAATTCCAAGCACTCGCGCATCTACATAATCCGGCATACGGCGCAACAAATGCCGAGACCCGAACTGGTCATTGGTATCAAAGAAGCCGTTACGCGCCATTCTGTCCTCCAATCAGGTCCAGTGTTTATCTTCAGAAACATCAAAGGCCGCCAAGGCAGAGGATAACCCCGCAGCCTCGATCTCAGCCTGGAGAATTTCCAGCTTGTCATGGACATTAGCCAGGGCGACGAGCATATCAGCTTGCCCTCTCGCCGCTGCTTTGACGCTAAGCGCCGTCAATCTCTCGCTGGCGGAACCGCCACGCACCTTGCCAGCGCCTGCCGAGACGGTCTCTGCCGCTACCAGCGAGCGCCGCACATATTCCCCAACGGCCGCATCGTATAAGTCCTCGCGCTCCGCATCCACGTCGGCAGTGGTCTTGCTGATGGCCGCGCGCCTCAAGGTTACTGTCTTTTCCTGGGCGTCGATGACGACGACCTCTGGGCCCAATCTCTCGTCTGCCGTTGTGACGGCGTCCTCCTCTACCGCTGTCACGAGAGTGTGATCGCTCCCGATTGCTATCGGCCTGGATGCGCCCTTGACAAATACTACATCACCTATTGTATCAGGGATCGGGATTCGACCAACCCCAGGACCCCAGCGAGATACTTCCGCGCCATCGTTTGTTATTAGAATATCCATGTTGTTCTCCATTCGTCAGGACTACGCCCAGAGGGCGTAGCGGTCCTTGAAATAGTCTTGAAGGTTGGTGAGGTCCGTGCTAGTAATTTCGTCGTCGTAGACAAGATACTCGGCAATGTCTACGTCTGACTCATTGCCCCTTCCGGCCAGGTGGCCGTTTGAATACCCCCCGAGTGATACTTCCACAAGATTCCCAGAAATATTGGTGGCAGAAGTCGCAGGAGTGTCAACATTAAGCTGATTCGTGGTAGACGTGCCATTCCACACAATCGACACCAATCTATAAAGCGACGTTCCGGCATTGACGACAGCGCCGTCAGCGATGTGGTTTGAAGCCGAAATATTGCCGCTACCCGCGTCTCGATAGATCGGGCCGGTCGTGCCGTCGGGAACGGTGACAATAAGCCGATCGCCGGTCGTGTTGCTGTGCTTCTTGACCAGCGCGAAGGTGTGCGCCGGCTGCGTGATGGCCGACGCGAACGTCGCCCCATCGATATGCTCAGTGCCGTCAAAGTGCACCGCCGGCAGCCCGTTCGTTCTGGAGTCGATCCATGTCGGCTGATCTGCGGCTGTACCTTGCGCCAGGTCGAGACTATTGCCGGATTGATCGACCCAGGCCGACACCTGATCGCCACCGTCCTTCGTGATGCCGGCGTCGGCCTTGTACCATGCTTGGAGACCGGTAATGTCAGTCGGCAAGAAGGCGCTGGTGACAGGTGCCACAATAGGGAATAAACTCATTGGAGAGCCACCACATGCAGGTGCTTGAGGCTATTTACAACCGTCGAATAGAGCATGAAGTCGTCGCCGTCGTCCGTGGTCAAGCTATCCCCCGTCACTATCGTATATCCGCTCGTCGTGAGAGTTCCTGCACTG